TTGTATATTGCCATTTTACTGATTTTTTTCGTATAGTATTTTTATTCTTATTTCAAATTCATCTCCATATGCTACTGCCAACTGCTCGGGTAGTTCAGCAAAATATTTAGTAAAGGGTTTAGTAAAAAATAAAGTAGGCTTAATTCCTTTTAAAAAAATATTTTTAGCAACCAAAAAAACTAATGTTTTTCTTTCAATAAATCTACCTTTGTCATCCCTTACTTTACTTGTAAATCCTTTTTTTCTAACAGTCCAACGATCTAAAGCACCTGTTGGTGGCATACCCTTTAATCCACGCTTACCACCCTTTGATGTATATTTAAATTCTTTACCATATAATTTTTTACCTTGACTTTCACCCTCTTTAACACCTTTTACACCAGCATCTTGAAATTTACCATATGCTTCCATAAAAAATTGTATTAAAAATTGTCTGTCTTTTGTTGTGATATTTGGCGGTGTTATTTTTGATGATATACTATTTAATAAATTACCACTAACTGCTTGTTTTTGGGCATTAAATTTTGATTCATAAACAACTTTGTTTGCAAATTCGCGTACTAATTCTGTAACATTTCTAAGTATCATTAGCAAATATTTATATCATTATCAATTAAAATATCCATTGTAGCTACCCATCCAGCTACTTCGTTCTCGAAACGATCAAAAAAAGGCTCACAGCCAACAACACCATCAAGCTGATATTTGTTTGTATATAAACTACCACTTCTTAATAATTCAATTAATTTATTTACAACTGCAAGTTGAGTATTTAATATATCTTGCTCGTTATTGTTGCCAATAAATAAATCAGTAGTTTCTTCTTTACTTTGATTTACAACATCCATACATATAACACTAACATTAAATCTTAACACTTGTTCTTCTTGTGATACATTGTTAACAATAATGTGACTTAATGGAAATATAGTTTGCTTTGCAAGATCAATTTTTGTTATATCTCCTGTTGTTATCGTATTCACATTTTCATCATTAATTAAATTATCTTTTATAGTTGTCGTAACTAAATAATATCCTCTTACACCTGTATTACTCATTTAAAACTTTTTTTTATTTGTCTTTGTTCTAGTTCGTTTTTTTCTTTTATAAATTCTAAAGCATATAAACATTGATGCACATTTAATTCAGTAATATCTTTGTACTTTGTAACATCTCCTTTAGCGAGTGCATAAATTGACTGATACCAGCCCCATTTTGATCCAAAGTTTGTGACTGCAGAAAAATCTGCTTCTCCTCCTGATTCATATAGTCCAGCATAGTCCTGCTCAAGTCGTTGCCTAAATTGTAAAAAAAAACAATACTACTAAAACAAGCATCGAGTGGCATTTGTTTCATATGTTCGCCATCATCTGCCTTATATTTTTCAATGTTATATCTGTCGTTGTATTTTTGTGTAACAGGTCTGTATAAAACACTCATTGCTTTATGCATATCCTGCCAGTCTTTAAAATATGTATCTAAATCCACATATTCACCAAAGCTCATCTTATCAAGTTCTGGTATAAAACCATATTGTACATTACCTATTTTAAAATGTTTAACTAAATATTTTGTTTCTTGATTAAATATATCTGATAGTGTTTTTGATATTCTGTTAATATGCGACACTCTATATTCAAATATATTTTTAAAAGGCACTTTACAAAAAATCTCTATCATTTTCGAACCCAATACATACTGATCTTTTTCTTGTTCTTGTATTTTTAGATACTCCTGATATTGTTCAAGTGTTATCTCGTTCAATGTATCTGGTATATGGATTTTTACTCTCATAACTATATAACAATATTAATTAATATATTTTAAAAAAAAAAGGTAGCCATTTCTGACTACCTATTTAACAGCTAACGGAAAACGCTAAAACAACATACCTATGAAAAAAAAATATAGTTAGCTGATTCTTTTATCGTAAGGTTTCTTTGGAAAATTTTTACTTAATACAAAGTTAAAATATTCTTTTTTACTTACAAATTTTCTTTTTATTGGGTGTAAATATTTCATTTTATTTCTATTTTTTCTTTTATAAACTCTGTATGTGTCCTTATTAATTGTTGTTTTTCTTTTTTTGTATTTACATATTTTGGTATAATTAACCAATATTTAAGTTCATTGCTACCAAAAAATTTTTTTAATATTTGTCCTAAAGTTCTCATTCTTTTATTACCATTGGTTTTGAAATTACACCATCTTCTGCTAAATTAATTTGTATTTTTGTTCCATTAAAAGAACAAGGCACATCTTCATCAAGATCATAACAACGTTTGTCATTTGGATTCCAAACAAATATTCTATTATTTGCCATTTCTAATAAATCAATTAAATCTTCGTTTGATAATTCGTTATATATTTTAAGCAACTTTTTAACGTCCATAATATGCATTTGTTTGATATTTTGGTTTACCATCCCATAAATAAGCTGTTTGATATGTAGATAGGTTTATTCTTGGCTCTTTAAAATCATCCCAAGAAACATATTTAATTCTGCATTTAAAAGATTTTCCTTCATTATCATATGGCACAACTGCATCTTGTGTTTGATTGCTTTTTTCATATACTATTTTATTTTCAAGAGGTACCATTTCAGCAGTTGCTTTGCCTATTCTTTTTTTTACTTTATAAAAATCTATATTTGTTTGATCGTAACCCCAAGATGAATAAAAAATATCACCCTCAGCTATATGTCTGTTATCGTATATATATCTATTTGCCATAACCTATTCTAGAATTTAACATTGCAGTAATTTTTTCTTCTTGTGTTCCAATAAATTTACCACACATAGGGTAGCATTCAGTTGTGACAATAGTACCCTTTTTGTATTTTCTTTTTTTGATAATTGTATCATTTTCCAAAGGGTAAGTTTTTCTACCTTGATAGCCCATTATTTCACGATCAGGTTTATCAATATTGATTGAGCCAATATATTTACCACGGATTCGATAGTCCACAAAGTAGCCAATAATTTCAAAAGGATTTTTCATATTCATATTTATTTATATCAAATATAATAAATTTTCGGCATACTTCCAAATATCATCTAATAGCATATCTTCCAAAATTTGGTTTACTTAGTATTGAATATGTAGCATATCGGACTGCATCTGTAATGTGATTGTTTTTATCTTCCGGAGTATTTGTTAATTTACCAGACCTATCTTCTTTCCATTTATAATTCCTAAACTCTTGTATAGCATTTGTGCTATCTTTGTGTATATGTAATTTATATCTTTTTAATAAATCAATACCTGCATTTATAGAATCCTTGCCTTTTAAACTAGGTCTTATACTCCAACCCATTCTTCTTAATTCTTCTATAATTCTTGGCTCTGCGCTATCTGCATATATTGTTTGATCTATAATATTATTTTTTAAAAAATTATGTATATCGTTTGTTGTCATCATTGTTCTATATAATAGTTCTTCTATATACAAATTGAGTTCTTTTTTATATATTTTAACTAATGCTGTTGGATCGTTTGTAAAGCCAAAGTCCATACCGAGTGCAACAAATTCAGCATCACTTGGTATTGTATTATATTCCACATAATTAAATATAACTGCTTTGCTTATTCCCTTTTCTCCTAATCCGTAAATCTGCCAATATTGTTCGTCAGTATATTGTAGCCTTTCTATTTCATCTACAAGTGTTTTTTCTAAAAAAGGATTATCTAAATAATTTGTTTTTAAAAAACTTGCATCATCTCTTGTTTTTACTTTATCATAAATCCAATGGTACTCCTCGCTTGGGTTGTAATCTAATATTATTTTTTCGCTTGTTCTAAATAATAATTGCTGCCAGTCCTCGTAAAATAACTCGTTTGCTTCATTGATAAATAATAAGTTTCGTTTTCTTCCTCTAACTTTAACAGGCTGATCCAAACTAATAAACTCAATAAGATTGCCAAAAAGAGAATATTCAGAGCTTGATTTGTTGTGGTTTTCTTGTTTGTATAAATCATACTGCCTTAGAATGCTTATAAAATCTCTTAGAACAGTTGCACGAAGAGCAGGAAAAGTTTTACGGCATATAGTAATAATTTTCTTAGTATTTCGTAAACAATAATAAAAAATAATAAAAAGAAGAATATTGTACGTTTTTCCACTTCTAGTTCCCCCTTGATTTATTATAATTTTTTTGTCATTATTTACAAGGTGTTTAAATACAACATTACTCTGTATTTTTATTTGCATCTAATATTTCTATTTTAACATCAGTCGGCACTCCTTCAGCACCTGTTATTTCTTGCCTTTCAACATAACCTCTTTTTTTACCTCTTGTTTTTAATAGGAATATTGTAGCTGCTGTTGATCCTTCTTGTATTTGCTTATGTAGTTGGCTTTCAGCAAAATCAAGTGCAACATTCTCAATATCATCAACTTTTTTTGCAAAGTCAATATCTTCGTTATAGTAATTATAAAACGTTGTCCTACCTATTCCAACTTGTTTACAGGCAGTAGTTACAACTCCTAATGATTTTTCTAATGCATCAAGTAATCCTTTTTTTATGTGTTCACTTTTGTTCATTTTCTATACTTTCTTTATAATCTTTTGCTTCTTTTTTTCTTTTTCGTAATGTATCTAAATGTTCTGGATTTAGTCTGTTTATTTCTCTTTGCATTTTCTTTGTTCTGATTCTTGCAATTTCTTCATCAACAGTCATACATTGCCACATTCTTTCAAGCGAATAATAAACTACACTATATCGATAGCTATCTTGGTGTAAATATTCTATAGGGCTCACTCCGTGTAAATAATCTTGCCCATCAAATATTGTTAGCGAATTATCTCCAACCTCTAATGATATATCAAGTTCAGGTATAACTAGGTGACCACCCATTACATCTCCTTTAAAAACGATCATATTACTAAATACATTTTTAAAATTACCACTGTCATAATGGTATTTCAGTTGGTTGTTTTTATTAACTATACCACTTGTAAAAACACTATCAAATATTCTCCACTCTTTTTTTACATCTTTTTTTACACGTTCTTTGTGTTCGTTGTATATTCTTGGAAAAAACTCGTGATAAAATTTAGCTACTTCTTTTGCATATCTACTTATTATATAATGTTGTTTAGGATAGTTTACACCCATCGCTGTTGCACTACAATAATCGTGTTTATTTTCTTGTCTTGGATTATATCCAAAAACTGCGCTTGTATTTACAAGTCCGTGTGTTCTTTTGCTTTTTGCATATTTTATGTTTTTAACTGCCCATCGTACATCTGTTGGTTTTTTTGGTAGTGTACGATATAATAAAACTGGTTCATTATTTTCATATATCACAACATCTTCGTTTATATGTTTACTAACATCGCTTAATTTTGCTGTTCTTCTAATAAAATCCCTTTTATCTATTTGTTTTCTTTCAATATCTAATCTTTTCATCTAAGTAATCTTATGTGGCTACCCTTTGGCTGATTTGCTTTGTCTACTATAATAACATTCTTAGGGAATAAATTTAGCATAATATTTATCTCTTTTATTTTCTGATCTAACCTATCATTAATACTTCCTAAACCACCCTCACTATATCTATTAAAATCTAAAAAATAAGTGTTTAATATCAAGTTGCGACCATTTTTTTTCATATGGTAGGCTGAAGCATAATAATCAGGTATGCAACCAATATCAGGATGAAATAAAAATTCAGTCTTTTTTATTGCGCAGCATCTTGTATCTACTAATCCAAAATAACTATACGTGCTTTTTACATAGAAAGCATTACCTGTTGAACACATACCAACAAACTCAACACCAATTTGATCTGCTTTTTTAATTGTTTCTTTTAATTCCTGTATAACTTTTGAAACAGGACACTCAACGAAATCATATTTTTCTTCATCAAATTTTCTACCACCTATAAGATCATCACTTAAAAATATTGCCCATTCGCCATATTCTAATGTTTTTAATGCATAATTAAAATTGTGTTGT